TCGCCAACCCGGATAATGACAACTTTGGTGATGCACCACTGGTACGCACGATCGTTTCGGAGTTAGTTGGATTGCGTGTCTTATGAGCTGCCTTGGTGTCCACGAATGTAATATCAGGGTCAAGCTCAGGAGTATCGACGTTTAACTCCATGAAGGCGGCGGTATCAAGTCCCGCCGTTCCCCAAGTCGCCTGTTCGGCTACCCCATACTTCCAGTCTTTCGGAATATAGATAGTTATGGCCATTATTTACCCCCTTCACTTTTCTTCATTGTTGGTTTCAGGCTAATGGGCTTTTCTATGGCCATGCCTTCTCTTATTAGTTTTTTGCCGACATCATCCTCTACATTTATTTCCAGAGTCTGCTTTAATATCTTCGCATCAGGGAGGCTAATCCCATATATGGCAGACAACAGAGACGCTTTAAAATGTTTTAGTATCGGCAATCCTGTAATTTTCATTATTCCTCCTGAGTATGTACATCCATAAAACTTATTAACACTATCATCTCTCCGCCTAAAGTTCCTGATTCGTCAAATTCTCTGGCCGCATCAACCCCTGATATTTCAGAAACCCGATAATTATCCAATAGGTTTTCATTATCAAGTAATTTATTTGATATTGAGTTAAGTAATTTCACATTTTTATCTGACTGTTGGTGGCCTCCCTTATAGGCCGTGTGCACTCTGATCGACAGCATGATGTCGTGCCTGACAATAGTGCCCGATGCTAACCCTATGGGTGTTGTGCTAAAATCCAAAGAGCTAATTGTTATGGCGTTCAAGTTCAGATCAGCTACGTTATGCCTGTCGTATACATAGCTAAAAGTAGGATCATAGGCCAACATTGTCGTTTTTAAGGCGTCAATCAAAGATATAACCTTATCCTTTGCTATTTCTGTCCACGCCGTGCCGTATATCTCAACCATTAGAACGTGCCCGCCTCACATACATATATTAACTGTGCCCGGATATTAACCCCGCCTCTCGGCTTGATTCTCCCCGTACTTTTATCATATCTAATTATTTCACCGCTTAAATATTGGATCGCTTTGCATGATGCATGAATAGCACTCCCCGCCGTTTCATCTATGAATTTTTTTATTCCAGCGACCATATTATTTAATTGAACGGGTAATCCTTCCATCGTATCGGACTGGACATACCCAATCATATCGACCTCGACTGAATATCTATAATGAGTGTCATCTTTAGCCTGCAATTCCTCATGTCCGGTATCTATTATCATCAGCAACGCATTAGATTCAACGGTCAAAGTGGACTCCTCAAACTCGGATATGTCCTGAATTTTAATGGGGTAAGTGTCGTCCCCCTGTATAGATTCAAGGGCGGCCTTAAGTCCAGCCAAGACTTCGCTTCGCACACTGTCACTCATGGACGCACCAGTTCCTTGGCCATATTGTTGATAATCTTTTTACCGAGCTTCAGCCATGCCGGCCATACATAAGGGCGGGGTATAATTGATGTTTTATGTCCACGACCAGTCATCCCCCCAAATTCATTGATAGCGGCATACTCTGTGTTTGGCCCGACAACAACCCCCTCGCCATTGTCTATTAGCTTATGGTTAACCGACCTAAACAGTCCCCCCGACTGGAAGGCCGGGAATTTTCGGCCTTGAGGTGTTACCCTTTTATAAGTCGACAAATGCTGCTTTATCTGTTTCGACAAGTCGGCTCCAGCCTCACGCATTAGTTTTTTTATACGGGGTTTCATTTTTGTTGTAATGCCTCTTATAATGATAGACCCATTCTTATGTTTGCCCATGTCAATCGTTATTTTAGCCATATATTGCCATTTTATATTCATTTATTATTTGTTGTATCATAGAATTTTTTCCCGACCAGTCATAAGATACCGACACATCCCCAAACGACTCACTGACAACATTCATTTTCCGCATCATTAAATTTATATGCGAAACTAATCCGGCGCATGCCAGCTTAATATTAACAGGCAACGTGGATAATGTCCATCCATATTTATAAGTTATCTGCCAATTATCTCTCCCTAAACTAAAGATGCTCCCATCGGTGAAATACACACGGCCATTGTCCACATTATAATCAAAAGTAGAAGTTGTTGCGACAAAATCCGTCCCTGACCAATATTTTATAGTCGGAGTTTCTACTATCCGGCCATTACGGACATAGTAATCCTTGTTGCCATTGCCATTAAATATCTCGTTGATTGCCGTGGCCGGAGTTATAAACTTTCGACGGCATTCAGTCTCAATAATCTGAGACGCCTGATTTATCATGGATTCCATAACTTCATCAGGATATGACACGGCATCATCGGCAACCTGTATTATGGCCTTATAATATGCCAGATCAATAAGAGCGTTGGAGGCTAAGCTCATTTATCTGTCTTTCTTTTCGCTCAGAGACTTATTTTTAACAGGATGGACAATCTTGTCCCCCTTATCATTTACAGACTCAGACTTTTCCTCTGGTGATTGTGGCTTTGGAACTGGCTTGTCTGATACACAGATGAATGCATACGGGAATTGAGCTGTCAATCTTAAGGCTTCAGCCTCTTCAATCTCTCTTATATCTCCATCCTTCCAATCATAAGGGACTCCATGATAATATTTCATACGGGGGGTTGCTGTAAATTTTATTTTCTTTGTCATTATTTCACTCGCTTTCTTATTATAGCAAGGTTGCTATCTTTGCGACAGCAACCCCTTATCAAAATAAAATTAGATCGAGGTGTCAAGATACAGAACGATCAACTTGTCACTATCGGTGGCTACCGTACACTGAATATTTCCGTCCGATGTAATGGATGTCGTGGCGGTTCTATCGGTTGGTATCCCGTTAGTTGTCGCAATTTCAATGACCGAGATCAATACATCGGTTGTAACAATCCCCGTGACCGCCATATTAGTGTTTGCACTTGCCCCGGCAACAGTGGCACTCTTGATGCAGATGTTGCTGTAGGCCTTTGTCATAACTGCCATGATTCTATCTCCTTAATTTTATATTTCATTTTTAAGTTATTCAATATTGAAACCATAAGAGCACGCCGTCGCTGTAGCTGAAGTCATGGGCTGGAATGATTTTCTCATAGTTGCAATAAACGACCAAAGTTGTGTGTAGGGGTCTTTATCGAATTCGAGCATAACCCCACGTTTTTCACCAATCTTAAATGCATTTTTGTTGATGCAAAGAATACCCTTCTTGGTGCTTGGGCCAATCAGTTTTCCGGCTGCATCAAGAGTGGTCGGGAACTGAGACGAAATAGCCACTTCAGACCCGTCGAAATTGTTCATCGTCTCCGTCAACCACGAAGCGTTGGCTCCATAAGTACCCGGCTTGCTGTACTGTTCAAAGCTCAACATTTTCATCCACACATACAATGGCACAACATAGACGATATCTTCCGGTTTATGACCATAAGCTGCAGGGAGTAAGGTTCTCAAATACCTACAATCCTCAGCGGTGAAGGCGGTTGTTCCATCACCCACGCCGGCTGATGCACTCTGAGTGTCAAAGGCGGTCGAGCTGTCAATCGCATATTTACGGAACCCTTTTTCGTAAGATTCTGGATATGCGGGGTCGGTTGCCCATGCGGCGGCTGTATCCATGTGAGGAGCGGAGTCATCACCGTTAATCAGCATAGACTCAAACCCATCAGCACAAGCGACCGCCAGCAGAGAATTTAATGCAGGGACAACCTGGATAATAGAGTCCTCAATAAATTCAGGTGTGACAGGAGCGCAAACCCCATAGGTCTCAGTGGTAAAAGTAGCCTTGCTCGTGCCGAAGTTGCTCTTAGTCATCTGAGGCGGGTTGTTAGTCTGAGCTTCACTGGTGCGATACATTTTTGGCCGTGTCGTAAGTATCGGCCACAAGGCCGGGTTACTCGGCATTGACCAATGAGGAATATAATTTTCCAGATTGGCGGCCAGTCGATAGGCATCATAAAATTCTGACGAGACCTCAGTCGGAACCCATTCATCCCCGGCTCCAGCTATAGTCGACGCCATAACTTTTGAGAATTGTGGATCAAACCCCTCCACTAAATCCTTGAACACACCATAAGATTTAAGCCCTGTAATTTTGTAATTACCACGAGACATCTTTCGCATATAGGCGTCCGTGAACAAAATTACATCATGGAGTTGTCTTATCTGTTTTATTGTGCGTCCAGCCTCACCCCCGGTAGTATAATTAACCGGTGCATGAAATAAATGATAAGCTCTCTGATGCATCTCAGATTTGGCGTGTCCGGCATCATCGAATACCATTGGCGTTTTTACCGGATCACGACCCTGCCAGTCTAACACGGAATCCTTTGACCCCTGTATGTTAGTGGCCGTTCTTATCCGGCGGATCTGTTTTTGCAAGGATTCAAGTTCAGTCCCTATCTTGACCGAAAATTCCTGCATCTCTCCGTCAGTAATAACATTCTTACTGACCTCGTCCATTTTTTCAATCAAAAGGGTCACTCTCTTAGCGTGATCAACCTGTGCCTCTTCAAGGTCTTTGTGCTTCGTAGCAAGATCTTCGACCTCTGTCTTTATGTCCCCGATCAAGGCATCAGCATCCTTTTTCCCTTTGTCTGTCATCTTTAGCTCCTTTGCTTGGCCGATTATCGCAGGTGCTCCAATGCCCTTGCTGTCGTCGCCCTTTTCTTTTGTTTTTATTGAATCATTATTAAATTTTTCCAAGAAACTATCCAATTCAGAACCTTTGGCCGACTGGATATTAGCGCCCATGTTTGCAGGGATCGCTACTGGCCCAAGCTCATAGAGCTTGAACGAAACTAACCGATTAGGAGAATTGTTGTCGTCAGAATTTTCCCTAACGTAACTGGTATCGCCAAACATAAAAGACATCTTTGAAATTACTTTCATCCTTATTAATTCAGCAACTTCTTTTCCTCTCTCGGTTTTAGCAATTCCCCCTCGAATAACAGGTCCATTGTCATCCCAATAATCAAGTACCCGACCGATCGTATTGTCGAATTGATGATTATACATCATAACAGGGTTATCCTTCATGTACGCCTGCATGGCTCTCATAAAGGCTTTCCCATCCGTGATCTCATTATAACTATCAACATCCTCAGTCGTGGGTCTGGCCTCTATTATCATTTCCCATTTAGACTCGTCGTCATTCTTTGCTTTGCTTTCAACGAACGAGCTAAATAAAGACTTGTCTATCCTCATTCATCCTCCAATATTTAATGTGTCACAACGCCACAATAACAATTGATCACATCCTCCGGCAGTCCGGATGGATCGCTCGGATACAACATATGAGAATCACCAACCACAAATCGTTTGCGGATAGGAATCAATCCCTGATACTGAGCGTCAATATGCCATTGTCTTGATGTCGGTAATTGAGCCGACACCCATTCCTTTTTTTCAGCACCTGATTGAGCCCCCCCCTCTAAGTATCCGCCATTAACAATTCCATTCATCTCCGTCTGAGCAATCCTGATTGATCTCGGCTTACTAAATTCTTTATATGTTCCCCTGATTTCTTTGGCAATTTTGTCTATCCCCCAGCCTTCTTCATATCCTTCCTTTAGCACACCCCTAATCAAATCGTAAGTATAATTATTAACTTTAACGATTCGGTTCTTGGCTCCTTCAAGGACGGCAAATACTTCAGGGGTGCTGACATTAAATCCAAGAGTAACCCCTTGTCTGGCCATCTCTCGTTCCCCCGCCCTTCTCAATTCACCCTTAAATATTATTTCAACATAATTTTTCAGTTTTCTATTCTCAATTTTTTTAGGAAGCAGCCCTCCCGTGTCCTCTTCATTTATTTTCATCTGGGATACCTTCGCATACAGAGCCATTAAGGACAATTCCCCTCTATCATTCTTCAGGCTTTGTAATCGGTCTAAGACCCTTCCCAGTTGTGCATCAAAAAATTTATTCATCCTCCGGGCAAAACTCTCCTCCAATGACTTCACATTCTCGTAATGATAGACCCACTTCTCCTCTTTAGCAAGCCTTAGGGGGGAAAGTTTATTAACCCTGATTATCCTGTGAGATTTGTTATCATCCTCTTCATCCACAGGTTTATCGGCCGGTTTAGTCTTGTTAGGTTTTTCTCCGTCACCCCCATAATCAGGGAGAGATATTGATGGCATAGATAGGTCGTCCCCACCCTCTACCGCTTCCAAACCCAATTCCTGTCGGGCTTCGTTTTGCGTCATCACAGGTTTTCCCCCGGTATAATAAGTCAGCGTCCGGGCTTTTATTGCTTTGTCTTCCTGCAAGGCCTCAATAGTTGTCCGATCAAACCACACTCTTAAATTATTTCCAAAATGAGGAACTAACTGCCTGGTTAATATCTCCTCTATCATATTAAGGGTAGGGAGAACTCTATTCTCGTAGAACACCTGTTTTTGAACTTCAGCGTTAGCATAGCTCGCATCATCGAGAACACCAACCATAACATGAGGCACACCATAGGCCGCAAGAATTTCCTCTCGCATGAAACGATAAAGATCAACAGGCATCAGCTCCTTGATGGATGGCACCATTTTTTCCATCTTAGTCCCCGAATCAAGGATGGCCAACTTGTGTGAGTTCTTATATCCCTTGTGGATAAATTCAAATTCCTGACGTGCAACTTTTCGCTGTTGCTCTGATAGCGGTTGCTCTGTTGATAAGATTGTGCTCGGGCTGGCGTCATTGACAAAATATCTCTGTAAAAATCCAGACAACGCAATCTTGGTCATAATCGTTTCTTTAATTACTTCCGAGGGGGGTAACCCATAGTTGTTATTTTTAGGGGAGTATAATTTCCAGTGGATAATTTCGTCAAACGCTGCGTTGTAACTACTGATATTTTTTTCTACAACGTAAGACGGATTTTGTCCCTGGCTATCCTTAACAACTTTAACTGAATCTGATGGTAATATATATAATTCCCGGTCAAGGATAGCATGATGCATATACCCATTGCCAGTTAAATAAGCATTCGTGACATACATTGAAATTAAATAACTGGACGGGTCTTCAGGGTTGGGGTTGCTAAGCATATTGGCTAATGGGTGATCCGAAACTGTCTCCCATACATCCTCTGAATCGACGATATACTTCCGCTGTACCAATAGGGGTATTCCACTCACAGCCTCGGCGATAGCCCTGATAGAAGCATAAATCCACACATCGGCAATATAGGCGCATAAATGAGAGGCGTAATCATAGGGGTATCGTTGTTTTCCCCCCGCCGGATCGGTCAAATATAGACGGGCAAATCTATTTTCTTTGTGCTCTAATTCCTCTACTATTTTTCCGAGCCATCCGTTTTTATATGATCGCCGAACCCAATTAAACATTGTTCTTCACCTCAATCGTGGATAATAGTATAATCACAATATATGGACTCCTTCACCTACACCACCGGATATACGAGCGGCTATGTGACAATAATTTCTCGCATGAAAATGGTGATCAGCCTTGCTTCCCTCATCCCATACATATCGACCCGGTGCGCCGATAGACGAAGGCGGAGGGTCTAAATAAATTCTTGTCGGAGCAAGCATGTGTTTTAAAAAATCACCATTGTCTAATGACCGCCAACCCTTCGAATATATAATTTTCTTTTCCATGTGAGCAGCATACATATCGTCAATTGATTCCGTGCGATTAACACTAACTGTCCTTGACTTATAATCGACAGACATGTCCTTCTTCAGGTCTTCTGAGGATGGTATGTACCGACACATATACCAGCCCGGATGCGACTGCACGAACTTACGGGTAGAGTTCAAGTCACCCTGTGCATCTATGACCCCGTGAAATACCCTGAATTCTTTACAAATTAAATCCAATGTGTTATAGTCCCCCTGCCTTACATGCCCGGCGGTGATAGTATGCTCTTTCCCATTTGTAATCTGGACGATATGATAATGCAGGTCTCCCCCTGTATCCACTCCCATAACAAGTGGATCGTTGCAAGACATATAAGCGATAGGGTTAAAATCAGGGTCGCATATTGATTCGAATAACGCCTCGGTAAAACGGGAACCCTCCGCCGTATAAGCAACCCCAAGGATGTTATTATAAAACCGTTGTAATGAGGTTGGGTTCCCCTGTGCACTAATCCACGCCTCGAATAAATTATTTACAACAGGCATTTTTCTGCCATCAGCAAAAAGTTTTGATATCGCATATCCTGAGACGGTAACACTATCGGGATGTTCTGCGACCCAAAGTCCAGAGGATAACCTGTCTATCGGTTTACTGCATTTACGACAGAGAGGGAGGGCATCCCCCTCTCCATCGCTATCGAAAGAGGTATCACGAAGTAACCAGGAACCATTATCTTTTTGTTCTACGAAATTAGCAAACCAATCCAGAGGCTGCCATTCGTTGCAGTGCTCACATCGTATCATCCATATTTTGGCGTCAGAATCATCAAAGACCTTATCGATCCCTGTTCCCTGTATGGAGGGATTTCCAAACATTCTTATCTGGGGATTTTCCGCCGCACCTAAACGATCGAGCGAATAAATCAAGTTGCTGTGATCACATAAATCATATTCATCTATAATTAAAGCCTGAGCCGGGAACTCGTAAAAATTATTACGGGCAACACTTCCTACAAATTTCCAGTTGCGCCCATGTATTGTTTTCATTATCCGGCTGTCAGAATCCTTGGATGTCGTAAACTGATTTGAATCTCGATAGAATTTTGTTTCAGAGAAACATCTATCAATCCGGTTAGGAACGAAAGTAGAACGCCATGCATCCGTAGGAAGGATATATAGACCAGAATATCCCCTTTCAGCCAGACATATCATATCCACGATAGCAAATTCAGTTATCCCGCATTGGCTCGACTTACGAATAGCTATAGACGCCGACGTATCCTCATATATGGGGATAAGCCACTGACGATCACTAAACCTTAATCGTTCACCGATATTATTCTGATGAATGAACGCTGCTTGGTGAAAACGGGGAGAACGGTCCTCGGTTACTTTGGAGATGGCTATCAACTCCGGCAAGAGCGTTCTCAATGATTCCCCTAATGGCTTTGGGATCGTTTTGGATGATGTTGACAATATTGTCTCCATGCTTACTTTCATCTATAGTCTTAATCGGTTCACCATTGATCCCCGATATTTCATGTATGCGCTTGTCCCTCCAACGGTCAAAACATCTGTTTTGCAAATAGGCCATCTGAGCGGTCACGTTTGGAACATACATTTTATTTGTTATCTTCACCCTGACGCTGTCGCCCTCGGTAACGACTTCCTTCTCTTCATACTGGAACCCGACGGCACACTTATATAGAGCATTCTCTACTTGTGCATCAGCGTCGGCTTTACCAACTTTTAAGAGATCAACCAATTCCGGGTATTTATTTTTATAGATGGCTATAGTCCCAATTGATATACCCAGATTATTACATATTTCTTTTTCAGTCATTCCACGCCGACGCCACGCCAGTATGGTATCGAACCTCGGTTTCACCAACGTGAAATATCTGTTTTTTGCTCCAGCCATAATTACCACCTTAATAAAATACAGGATCGTCCGGTAGTCCGGGATTTTGTGCCATCAAGTCGGTGCTCAAATCAGATTGCTCGGATGTGATAACCGCACCTATCGTTGGCATTAATTCCGCCGCCGAACTAACAGTGTAAGTCGAACCGTCAGACATGTACCCCGTAATTGTCATCTCGCCTGTTCTTAAGTTGTATGTTACATATTCGCATAAAAAATTATCAACAGTGTATTCGTTTGGACTAACTAAATACTTGAGATTCTCGTTCGTTACCGATCTATCAATAGTGATGTCGCCCTCAATAGTAATTGTCCACGAATCCCCCAGTGTGTGATTGTCGTTATCGGCAAAAATAAACGTCACGCCCTTGCTCATAGTCTGAGTTGATTTTGTGATGCATACCCCGGTAGTCCAAGATCCATTATTTTCGTTCCATTTAATATTATCCATCTTGGATGCAATTGTCCATATATCCCCGGACACATGATCCTTCGAGCCAGTGAAAGATATAAGAACATTCTGAGACAAGTGTTTTTTGGTTCTAATCGCCGTGCCAGTGGCATCGTTCGAAACCCATGTTGAGGTAATATCAAAGTTAGTCGTATCGACAACGGCAATCGTAAACACTCCATTATAATTAGTTGTCCCTGATATTGTCATCTCATCCCCGGTCAATGAGCTGTGAACCCCATTCGTGGTCACACGTACTTGTCCGCCACTCGCATCAGCAAAAGACGTTATATCAAAACTTGGATTTATTTTAACACCGGACGTATATGAATCATCGTTGTGCTTCCACTTGAACGTATCCTCTAACAAGACCTCAAACGTCCATGAATCCCCAGTGTTGTGGCCAATAGTTGAAGCAAAGGTTACAGTCACGCCATCAACAAGAGTCTGAGCGGCTCCGGTTATTTCCACGTTATCCGTTTCCGACGCCCATAAGTTATTCGACCATTTAAAAGTATTAACTTTCTCCCAATAGCCAATCCCATCATCGACTACATAAGCAGCCGTGATCTCATAAGTATTAACAGCACAATTGGAAATTGTGAACGTCCCGTTATAATGGATCGATGAATATATGACAACCTTGTCCCCGTTACTGAGAGGATGCCCGGTTGAAGTAACAGTTACCTGTCCTCCCCCGGCGTCAGTAAAGCTGGCAATAGATCCGTCCTCAACAGCCTCAATCTCAACCTCCCACGTTCCGACACCACCAGTGCTGCCAGCATAAGTTCCACCAGTAGTCATATCGTCAGTGCCCGTATTGCCGGAATCGGCGGTGGCCTCAGATATATCCTGTCCATCAATTTCAACTGTGTATATAGAGTTCTGAGTATAGTCATAAGACCCGGAACTTGAACAATCATCAACACCTATATTCCCGGCATTGGCA